TTTTATCATCTGGTGATAAACCTTTATGTGTAGAATAAGTTGATTTGGTATAATCAAATTTCCATTCAATTATGTTATTACACAATTCAACATCAAGAATATTTTTATAATGACCTATCCAATCTTTCATATAATTTTCATATTTTCTGGTTTTAAACTTTTATTTTTATTATACCACTCGGATTTACTTTTATCTTTCCATGTTGTTTTAAATACTATACAAGTTCTTAACTGATAACATTCTCTACTTACTGGCATACCTTGATGTGATAAATTAGCCGTAAATGCAATTAATCTATTTCCCTCATATTGAAGTAAAGTAGGATGTTGATTTGTTTCTTGAACACAAGTTCCACCACCCCAATGGTTTTCCCAATCTAATCTAGGATAATATATCATAGTGACATCACCATCATCTTGATGTATGTGTGGTTCTATTCCATGTGTGTGTGCATTAAAATAAACTCTTTCCATATCTACTTTAAATTTATTTTGTATAGTATTCCATATTGGTTCTACAAAATCATATCCATTTTCATTACACTCATCTATGTTGTGACCACCTAGAACATGCCAATGTTTATTCTTACCATCATCTGAAGATTGGTAATCATACTTCCACGATATCTCTTTTAATTGCATATCAATTAATTGAGCAACATGTTCTTCTACAAAATCATCATGTACACTTATCATTACATCAATCCTGCTTCAAAATTCTTCCATTGTATTGCGTTTTTAATATCCCACCCTCTACCAGAAATAGCTTTCATAACACCATCAACATATTTACAAACTGTTTCTAGATATACTATTTTATTTTCTATTTGAATTATTTCTTCATCTGATTCAATGTAGATAGATAGGTCTGATTTAAGTACTTTTAAATCAAAGGGTTTTGTTACATAGACATTTGCATCTGATTTACCACCGTAGTATTCCCACTTATCTCGGTAAAGCATTTTGTAATCACCTTTTGCTTTATACATCAATAGCTCAAACCTACTTTTAATGTCTAAGTATTTTGCATATAGTTCTTGGTTTTTTAAAGATTCGGTATCAAGTCTTTCATCATTTACTTTCAAGTCAATTGCGACTTGAATTTTTAATTCATCTAAAGTCATTTTCACTCCATAATAATAATTCTATAACTATTTATAGTGTTACTATTTCATATATTGTATATTTAAAAGTTACTGACGCTGTAAGATATTCAACATCAGTTTGGTTTTGTGAATAAGTTAATCCACTTAAACTCGTAGGAAAGACATCACTAAAACGACACTCCACTACAGGGTTATTTTTATTTGTTAGTATAGTCAACATAGCATCACTATACATTGCTCTTTCTGGCGTTGTTGCACCGACATCACCTATGTCTTTGCTTTCACCTCTGGTGCTTGTTTTAACATTTGAAGTTGCACTTCTAAAATCAGAAAATTGTTTTGTGTTTTCTGGAAATCCAATTGCTGTTAACCATGTATGCATTTCAATATAGTTTTCTAAATTTTCATCAACAATAAATGTTATTGTTAAATCTTCATAAGCTAATGTATCACCCAACAATGGTATGGCTTTAAATCGTGTCTTAAACTCTACATCACCTAATGTAATGCCAGGAATGTTTGCCTCAGTAGTAAAGTATTCTACTTTGGGTAATTGATTAATTAGAAAACGGAATTGAGTTGGACTTGAATAGTCTAACTTAGTTGGTTGTCTTCCTATTGGTGATGTTGTTGTCATACTACTATTTATAAGACTCCAGAAACAAAAAAGGACACCGAAGTGTCCTAATCTGTTTGTATCTAAGAAACAACTTACATTAAGTTTGTAACTTTAACACGTCTGTAGTACTTATTAGTATTAGCTGTAATACTAGTAGACTCAGCAGTTCCAGCAGAAATAACACCTGTGTGGAATGGGTTAGCGGCAATACCGTAACGAGTCTTAAATCCAATTTTTGGTTGGAAACTATTTTCGCCTACTGCACGAACCATTTGTAGTGGTACGTATGGGCAGTAGAAGACACCAGCGTCATAAGGTGAAGTACCTTTATAACCTACAACGTAGTATTGAGCAGTAGATACGTTTGAAGAATATGGGTCAACATAAACTTTAAACCTACCGTTCATAACACCAGCGAATGTAGCAGATGTGTCGTCAACATTTAAGTTGTTGTTTAGAGCAGGTGTATAATCTAAAACTCCAGCCATTTGAAGTGCAGATGCAACATCAGCAGAACAGATGATTATATTACCTTTTCCTCTACGAGTTTGTTGTCCGATTGCGTTAGCATCTCTTTCCAGAGCGAACATTAAACCTTTAAATTTCTCAACAGACCAACGACCGTTTGAATCAGTATCTAAATCAAAGATTCCAGCAGTAGTTGTGTTTACTTGAGCACCTTTAACAGCAGAAACGTATATACTACGTACTACTTCTCGGTTTATTTCAGCAAGAATTTCACCAGACAAGATATTTGCCAGTTCTGTTTCTGCATCTAAACCATGAATTGCTTTAAGGTCTTGAGCAAGTTCCATTGTGTACTCAGCTTTTAAGGCACGAGTCACAGCGGTAACTGTTGTTTTTTCTATACTAAACGCCATTTCAGCAAATGCGTTAGCACCAGCATCTCCTAAAGCCTCACCTTGTGCAGTAGTCATACCTGTTGGGGATGTATACTGACCAGCGGATGGACTGTCGTTTAATGCAGATGGGTTTGAACCTGTCATTGCAGATGATGTTAAATCACCAGCAGCGTCATCATTTGCGAAACCAGAATCAGCTTCATCACCAAGTGCCTCAGCACCATCTTGTGAAGCAAATCTTGCCCTCATTGCAAAGATAAGTCCTGTAGGACCTGTCATTGGTTGAACACCACATACATCATATGCGATTAAGTTAGGCATTGAACGTCTAACTAATGATATTAGAATCGGGTCCCAGTTTTCAACGTCTGCGCCTGTGGCGTTAGTTGGTGCTGCTTCCTGTAAGAAACTTCTATCTTCTCTTATTGCTTTTTCTTGATTCTCAAGAATAACAGTAGTTACTGCCCTTTTGTACGAATCCTCGATTTTTGGCAAATCAGGATGTGCAAGGACTGGCGACCACTTTTCTTGTAGATTTTCTGTTTGAAACATTTTAGTTTTCTCCTTTAATTTCTACTATTTATATATTTATTAATTTGCACCCTTGACAGCAGTTCCAATCGCTTTACTGTATGCAGCCATTGAACCTGTAACGTCAATGTCCTGTGCAGGGCCAGTTTCTACATTATCTATATTAGAGGTTGTTTCCTTAATAGTTCTAGGGAAATAACTCTCTTTTAAAGTATCAAGTTTACTTCTAAAATCTTCTTCGTTACCAAAGTCAACATCTTCTGTAAGTCCTTTAAACTTCTCAATTTCGGTATCAGCCAAATCAGAAGAAACTTCTGAGATAACTTTATCACGAGTCAAAGTGTCATTAGATTTTTTATACTCTATTGATTCCCCAATAGACTTATTAACCTTCTCCTCTAACTCTGCAATTTTGTCAGACTGTGCTTGTAGCACATCATACTTTTCATCAGGGATGTCAACATAATGGTCTTCAAACAATTGTTTTAATCCAGCAATAAAGTCTTCAGCGATTTCACCTTTAAGACCTCTTTCTACTGACAGTTCGTTTTCTTTCATCCACTCTTCAACAACATAGTTCATGTATGTATCTACTTTCTCTGTTAATTCAGATTTGTTAGATTTCACACCTTCTTCTATTTCGTTTTCATAGTTTTCCTGAAGTCTTGAAACTTCATCACGAACTTTAGATTTAACTGCTGATTCAAATACTGTAGCAGCTTTCTTTTTAAACTCGTCTGTTAAGTCACCTTCTCCACTCATAAGAGCTTCAACATGTTCTGTAACGTCTATAGTTTTAATTCTTTGTTCCACAGCTTCTTTCTTTAATTCTGATTTTTCTTTTTCTTCAGGGGTCATTTCAGCATTCATGTCTTCCATTTTTTTCATCATGTCTTCCATTTTACTGTACTGAGCTTTAAGGTCTTTCATGTCCATGTCTTCCATGTTCTTAGACATATCTTCCATTTTCTTAGCCATGTCTACTGTTGCCTGAATCATGTCCTTCTTACCCATGTCATCTGTTTCCATTTCAGAAATAGTTTCTTGGTCATCTGACATTTCTACTTGGTCACCAGCAGCTAAAGGTTTAGCAACTTTCTTTTTTCCATCATTAGGTGACATATCACCTTTCATTGATTTTAGTCCAGATTTCTGAGCAGCATCATCCTTTTTCTCATTTGCTTTTTTACCAGCTTGAGTTCCAGGCCCTGATTTGTCAGATGGATGTGTTACGGCAGGTCCCATATCTTGTACTTCACCGCCAGGTGTTACATTTGAAGCGTCAGAAGCTTTTAAAGCAGGTTCTGTCGGAGCAGCACCTTTCTTAGGAGCATCAGCACCATTGGCTTCTTCTAACTCACTAAGGACTTGTGCCTCTAATTCTTCAATAGTCTTTTCTATTTCATTTGCCATTCGGATATCTCCTAATTGAATCTATTGTAGTTTTAATATTTTATTCTATATTAACATTTATTTATACATTATAACAATTTAAGGAACTTTGCAAATTCCAAATTTTGTTCTAATGACTGTTTCTTCCGAACTCTAGTATTGATTCTATCCTTCATCTCTACCATTTCGGCTTCCATTAATGCCCCATGATTCCATACCCACTCTTTTCCTTCCATAATACCTTCTACGAAAGCACTAGGAGCAGATGGGTCTGAAACAATATCAGCGGCAGTTGCGAGATAAAAATCGTCTCTTACATAACTTGCACCATTTTTTTTAGTTTCTAAACTACCCATTCCTCTTGAAGAAACACCGAGTTTAGCACCCTCTTCCATAAGGGTCTTAACGATTTCACCCATAGGTGTTGCAAGTATTTTAGCTTCCCCTATAAAGTTTTGTCCGTCTTGGTATAGTGCAGTAATCATGTGAGAAGCTCTTTCTAGGTTTATTGTAGGACCTTCTGGGTGTCCTAACTCACCGTATGCTCTGTTCTCTTTAATGAATTCTTTGTTGTATCTTGCAACTTCTTTTTGAAGTATTTCCATTGGATATACACGACCATTCTTATTCTTAATTTCGGCCTGCATAAAGACACCTTTAATCTTATAATCTTTTTTACCGTTTGCTTTTTCTTCTGT